CCTAAGTTAAATGAGCGATAACCTGACCGAATTATTACGGAAATATTCCACGGAACCCGAGGATATGGAGAAGCTGTTAAAAGAGCTTCATGCTGGCATGGAGCAACGGAAGATAGAAAAACCCGAAGTAGCGGTATTGAACACCCCTCAGATATTTGACTGGGAAGAAGCCAGAGGGATGGGGATTCCTGTCCGCCAGGGCTGGATGCTGAAATTAACTCCCGATACCAGCGAGAGAGGGTATAAATTAAGTTTCCTCACTCCTGAGAAGTGGGAGATAACTGAGGATTGGGAGTATATCTCTCCTGAGGGTAAACAATACGACTATACCGAGATGGAGACTGTTGTTGGCGAGCATCCCGAAGCGGTGTATGGGGAACTTCCCCCTGAGGAAGATTTATTAGGTATCGTCTCATATCTCGAAAGTAACCCAGAGGAATTTATGGCTGACTTAATGGAAGCTGGCAGAACTACCCAGAGTGAGGAGTTACTCAGAAAACTAGGGGCGAGCGAGGCTTATATTGATTATCTATTTATGGGTGAGGAGGAGCGGGCATCTTATCTGGCTGATATTTATATGCAAGGGCGAACTGCTGAAACAGAGGCTACATTAACAGATCTCGGTGTAGAGAACATAGAGGAGTTCTTTGAGAAGCCTTCAACCATAGAGGCAGCCAAAGCTGCTTATGGTGAGGCCGAGTGGATTCAAAAGCCTAGTTTGGAAATTTACGAAGATCAGCCCTGGTATATGAAATATACTCCATTGGCTCTTTTCTTGGCTCCGGGGATTATCTCACCAAAGGCTCAGGCTGGGTTAGGAATAGGGATAGCGTATTTCGAGAAGTATGTACAGATGCCCTGGGAAAGTGCAGCTCTGGCACAGCAACTAGGATTACAAGTAATAATAAACCGAGATGTTTGGGATGATTATAACAAAGAAACCTTACTAGCGATGGGTGAAGTTTATGAGAAGTATGGCACATTCGGGGCTTATTTCTCTGACGAGATGCACGAAATAGTCGAGGGATACAAGAGACACGAATCGGTTAAAGAGCAATTTTTAAGAGGTCAACTGCCGATGGAGATAGGGGAGTGGCTGAATCCTGTTTATTTAATTCCAATAGGCGGTACTGCTAGTTGGGGGGCAAGGTTATTAAGCAAAGTTCCAGTCATAGGCAAGGTTGCACGATACACCGCTGCCGGTGTTCAAGCTACCGAGAGAGGACTAATGTATCCCGTAACAAAGCCTATCGAGCTGGGTGCCAAAGGGCTTCAGCAAGCAGGAGTCAAACTTGGAGAGAAGTATGCTAATAAACTTATAAGCCAGTCGGCTCACCTGACAGATATGGCCGTGCCAGCTAGTAGGGAAATTGAAGAGGAGTTATTTGCTAGTAACTGGATGAAGGCTATTACGAAAACTCTATCAAGAGCGCCTGTAATCGGCCCCGGGGTGAAGTGGGGAGTGATGAAAACCCTCGGTCCCAGAGAGTTAATCAATCTTGAATCTCGGGCTGTTGAAGATGTAGTAGGCAGACAGGCGATAATCTGGCTTGAAGTACGAAGAAGGGGGATGGCAGCAGCCTCAGCGAAGATTTGGGAACTGAGGTCAATAAGCCTGAACCCTACTAGATTGTTTGGGTTTGATGAAAACGCTATCTCTAAGACTATTCCCCGATTATCGGAGAAAGCATCGGGAACGCTGGAGGACATCTTTACTCATCCTGAATTATACCGTCTAACGGAGAATCAATTAGCTTATGTAACGAGACTTCACGAATTAAATACCGAAGTTCTGAATTTCCTTAAAAACGAAGGCGTAGCTCCCAGAGTTGTTAGTGAGGACTGGTGGGTACATAGGGTTGTTGTCGGCAAGTTCGACAAAGAAGGGGAGTTGATTCTTGTCAGAGGCAGACCTGGTATGAGAGGGACAGCTTTAGGAAGCAAAAGAGCCTATGAGATGCACAGGGAAGCTCCAACTATGGCTGAAGGTATCAAGTGGGGGATTAAATATAGTAAGAACCCCGAGGATTATATCTCGACCTATATCCAGGAAGCCTACAACAAAGTAGCCGATGCCCGGTTCGCTGCTGAGGTTGCCGAGTTTGGCACTAAGCCTATTGACGTTTTGAGGGAAAGATACCCTGAAGTTTTGGAGAGGGCAGAACTAACAGCGCAGGAATTGGTGGATGCTAGGAAGTTTGAGGCAGTAGTCGGTAGAGCGAGTCGTGGTGAGAGAATACCCGAACAAACTTTAAGGGCGATGGAGAGGCGGTTTCCTGAGCTTGGACGAAGGTTAAGGGGGTTAGTCGAAGAGAAGATTACCGGTGAGGCTGAATTAAGGAAGTACCTCACGGAGCTTGGCAATCAAAACAAGGAACTCAAGAGATTATTAGCTGAGAAAAAGACCGTCCAGGCTGCTAGTAAAGTTGAGGTAGTCAGGGCAATACCCGATGAGCAGAAACTTACCGAAGCCTTCAGGGTTATGGATTATGAGGATCGGGTGGCTTTCCGCTCCACTATGGAAGAGCAAACAGCCGAACTTCAGGTCATGCTCGGAGAGCAATCCCGGGAACTCGGTGGGATTAGAGAGTTCCTGGAGAGTGACCCTATTGCCGTGTATAGGGGCTTTGTCGGCAAGAAGAAAGTCCCGTTGACCAGTTTATTAGTCAGAGGACGGTGGCCCGAGACTGTAACAAGGAAACAGGCTTTTATGCTCCGCATGGGCAAAGAACCCAGCCCTTCATCCTTGACCAAAGAAGGAAGGGTTAAGTGGGAGTATATCGTTGACGAATTATCCGAACACTTCCACATAAGCGAGCAAGAGTTCATTAACAGATTAGAGAAACTAGCTTCTTATAAGCAGCAAGAGGCTGACCTTCTCATCTTGATTAGGAACGCTGAGGGTAGGCAGACAGATATTAAAGCTATGCTTGATATTCTGAATAAGGTTGATGTCAAGTATGAAGCTGGGTTTAAGCCTATCCCCAAAGCTGAAGCTGGTATGCCAGAGGCAGGGTTACAAAAGGACATATTCGGCTATGAGCATCCTGTATTCCCGAAGGGTAAAGGTGAGCTAACTCAAATCTCAATGGACGACTATGCCAAACTATCAAAGGCGTGGAAGGAAGCTGGCTTGCCTGGTGAACCTGCTAATGTTGGTGTTAAACCGCAGATAGAAGGAATTGAGGGGTTCACCAAAGAAGCACAGGCGTTTAAGACAGAGTTTGCTATCCCCGAGGCTAGGACGGCTGCACAGAGAACGGCAGAGCTTAAAGCGTTAAGGAAAGAAGCTCAATTATTAGTTGAACAAAGGAAATGGCCGTACTGGAAAGCCAGGACTGAACGAACTGCCAGGATGGAGCAAATACGGCAACCAGGGATTGAAGAGGGCTACATTATGCAGCCTATGTTCGGGGGTAAGTTATACGGCAGGGATTTTATAGATGTCGTTAATCAGTGGTTCGGGCATAACAAGGGAGCGGGCTTCCTTAAATTCACTTCTGACTTAGCAGGTATTTTAAGGATAACAAAGGCAGCGCTGGACTTTTCGTTTATGGCACTTCAAGGGCTACCGTCCTGGGGCTTGGCTCATGCCTTTTTGTTAGTTAATCCAAGAATAGGAGTTAGGCTTTGCGGGCAATGGTATAAAGCACTTGGGTTTAATATCGGGACTTTCTTCAGGCCTGAGATATTAGCTGACGTAATGAAAAAGGAAATGCCTCATGCTATGGAGCGCATAGCGTACGGTGGTAGTTCAGCAGCGGTAGATTGGTTTGAGGCGATGGCTGCGGAAAAAGGGCTTGGTGGGCTTGGTGCAAAAGTTCTAGGGTCACGTCCAATGCGTGTTATAGGATTGGGGATAAGCCCGTTTCAGAGAGCGGAATTTGCTTTCTACGGTTCTGGTGAAATGGTGCGTAATAGCTTCTGGGAGATATTGAGACCTTTGGCGACAAAAAAGGGGGAGGAGTTTCAACTGGCTAAATTCCTTGACATCGGAACGGGGATACTGGACACAAAGGCAATGGGTGTCCCCCTGACTATCAGGCAGTTAGAGTCATCGTTCATCTGGTTCGCTCCACGATATACGAGGGCTTGTCTATCGGTTCTGGCACATCTATTCCGGGGAGGTATGACAGGCTCTATGGCAAGGAAGGCTATCGGTGGGATGATAGGTGCAGGCGCATTGTATTACAGTGCTGTCCAATATGGGATAAGCACATTACAGGGCAAATCCCACGATGAGGCAATGGATGATGTTGTGGCTGGCTTCGGAGTGGTAAAAGACCCGATAACCGGCGAAATAACGTGGCAACCTAGCGGTAGGTTCATGACTGTCAGGATAGGAGATTCGTACTTTGGTCTTGGTAGCTTCTGGTACGGATTGGTAAGACTCTCTGGTAATATCCTTCAATGTATCAACGAAGAAGGGGACAAGGAGCTAATTGACCTTGTAAAAATCATCAAGTATGGTAGTCTTAACAGAGACAATCCTTTCGTTTACTGGTGGTATTCACGGTCCAGTGCGCTAACGGGAACTATCAGAGAACTCGTAACTCACAGGACTTTTCTAGGCTATCCTATTGAGACTCCGGTTGAGTTTGCCTGGTATGTTGCCAACCGATTCACTCCTATTTGGATGGAACAGGCGATAATTCCCTATTTTGCTGAGAACTTGAAAAGCCTGATGCCTAACCTTGCGGAACAGTATGAGATACCAGAGGGCGAAGCAAGGATATTAACACCTTTCGCGGAAGTTTTAGGATTAAGGACTTGGCCTGGTGGCGAGTGGACTAGATTTTATGATAAGTCAACGGAAGTCATTGGGCATTTACCTGTTGATTTACTTCAAGAATACTACACTCCTGAAGAGATGGAGAATGTTCTGAAGGCTCAAGCAGAAGGTACATTAACGTGGAAGCAACTACCTAAGACTTTAAGAATGAAGTTATTGCAACTCTATCCTGAGCTAAACGAACTGTATGAGGAAGGCATAGCAGCAAGCATGATTCGGGACAGCGATGCCTGGCAAAGTTACACGGCAAGGTTGGAAGAGGAGCGTAATGTCCGCAACGAGAGGATAGATAGCGCTACCGAGAGATTCTTGAGCGGTGAGATAGACGCAAGGGAATGGGATAAACTATGCGATGATGCTGAGTCTAACTATGCCAAAGGATATGAGGATATATCAACAAACCCGGCTTATGCTGAGATATTCGATTACTTCAGGAAGAAAGAGACTAAAGGCGATAAGTACGGTTGGCAGGACGATATTGCTCTGGCTGAGTATCAGGATATTATCTATGCCGATGATTTGTATGACGAAAGAAGCCAGACTTACGATTGGGACGAGAGAGATAGAAGGATAACCGAGTTCATAGATAAGTGGGGCATGGATGTTTACGAGCGTATCTTGTGGTATCAGCGGGAGAAAAAGAAAGATACAGGGCTTAATGATATTAGAGTCCTTCATTCTAAGGATTTGGAGATACTTGGCAGGGAATACTGGGAGCTTCCATATAAAGAAATCTACCAGATGGATGAAGAGGATAAACTTGAGGGCAGTATCCCTGGGGAATATCTGAGTCAGTGGGAAGGCTATCAGAAGGCGGAAGATAAGGACGCTTTCTTAGAGGAGCATCCTGAACTAACAAAGGACTTCCGTGCTGAGTGGAGAGTAGGACATCCGCAAGAAGATGCCATGCTGAAACTGTGGGGCTATGGTGGCGACCTTCAAACCAAAGAAGCCTATGATATTTTAGTTAAGAGAGTTAAGGAACTTGGGTTCAATGATGAAGCGTTGGTCAAGATGAAGCTACCGCCGGTGATTCTGGTAGATAGCTTCTTCGGCTACAAGGATATTCAAAGAGAGTTCAGCGGTAATAGTGCTGAGGCTAGATTATTCAGGTTAGAGCATGGGGTGTTCAACGATTGGGGGATGGAAGCCTACGGCTGGAAGGAAGTGGAGGACAATATCAATGCTTTGAGGTTACAGGTTCAACTGGGCAAGATGGATGAGGGCGATCCTCAATATGCTATAACGGAAAGGAAGATACAAGCCTATGATTACGGCGTTCCTGACGAGTTTATTGACCTTTATGTGCAGTATTACAACTTTGAATCAAAGGGATATGATCAGGAGCGGTTTTTAAGAGATAACAAGGATTATTACAACAAAGTCTGGCTTGGTGTCTTAGGGAATAAACCGATAGACTTCAGTAAAGTACCAACCGTCAAGGAAGAGAATCTTTTGAACTTCTACGACAATATACCTTCCGGGAGTTTGAGGTTAGAAGCCAGGTGTAAAAACAAAGACCTTGACAACGCCCTTGTTAAGTACCGGGGATTAAAACCTGCATACGGAACTGATAGATGTTCTTAGTGGGATGAAGGACCTACAAATCCCCAAACTTCAGGCAGGGCGAAGATTAAAAAGGCTATTATAGCCAGCACAACCCAGAACTGCCAATCTTTGAGAAACATACCCTTCCCGAAATAATCCTTTAACGGCGGGTAGTCTGGCTCATCCGAATTGATGTCGTGGGGGAATGTGCGCGGGAAGTCGGAATGTAACAATCCTTTAATTTTCCTTAACATCCTATATTCAAAATACCAAAGCACAGCCTGATTGTCAAGTTAAGGCTAAAAAATCAACGAGAATGGGCTTTCCTTACCTTGTCTGAGGTAAACATCAAGTCGGGCTTATTAAAGGCTATTTTAACAGTCTAAATCTTATTAAAGAAAAACCAAAAAACTTTAACAAGAGTCGAGAGGTTAGCCTGCACCATAAGCAGGCAATAAACTAGGAGGTTTATACATTGGACGAAACTGGGAAAGCCGAAAAGGACGAGAAGACTTCTGAAGGCGAGCCTACGAGTACTTCTGACAAAAAGGAAAAGACTTTTACAGAGCAACAGGTCACAAAGATGGTTAGTGACGCGAAAGCTGCTGCCGGAAGGGAGCAGAAGAAACTTGCTGACCAGCTCGAGGCTGCTAACGCTGCGTCTGAATCGCTGAGGCAGGATGCGGAAGTAACGAATAAGAAGTTGACTGCGCTACAGCGTCAGATTGACGAAGCAGAACTCGACAAGGCGAGAGATGACCCACAACTTTTGAACCTTTACCAGCGCAAGCAGGACCTTGAACAGAGGGCAACCGCTATCGAAGAGAGGGAGAGGAAGGTGGCAACGAGCGAGGCACAGCTAAAAGCCGACAAAGAGGCTATAGCTAAGGCCAAAGCAGACGCAACGGTAGCCCAAGTCGCCGTCAAGTATCATCTGAATATCGAGGACTTAGCAGACCTCGGTATAACCGATGAAGAGGCACTTGAGAAAGTTGCTGCGAAGATAGGGAAACCTAGCAAGAAGAAAGCTGGTGAGGGGGAAAAGGAAGATGAGGACTTAACGCCTGATTCTGCCCTGACCTCTGGTGGTGAAGGTACTCCAACGATGGAAGAGCGGGACAAAATGAGTCCTGAACAGTACATCGCCTGGAGGAAAAAGCAAGAAAAGACGGCGTAATAAAGGTCGTCTCCGTCTCTAAACAAAATCTCTAACAGGAGAAACCCTAAGTGAGTAATACTCTAATTACCCCGAGCATCATCGCAAAAGAGGCTTTGATGGCTCTGGAGAATGAGACAGTCCTTGCGAGCTTGGTTCATAGGGCTTACTCAAAGGAATTCCAAAAGGTTGGTTCAACAGTCACTATTCGCAAGCCAGCATCCTTTACTGTGGATACCTTCGCTGACACCGCTACTGCTCAGGCTGTTACTGAGTCTAGCGTGCAAGTAGTGCTTGACAATCATCTGGATGTGTCCTTTGAAGTAACGACCTCAGAACTAAGCCTGGACGTTGTGAGTTTTTCAGAGCAGTTAATTGCCCCGGCGATGAGAGCTATGGCACAGAGAGTGGACGAGCTATTGGCAGCCTTATATGTGGATATAGGTGGGCATACCGATGTTACGGCTACGACTCAGGTTGTAGGCGACATTGCCCAACTTCGAGAGCAACTTAACTTACAGAAAGTCCCGATGAGCCAAAGATATGCTGTGCTTCACCCAACAACTGAAGCCAGATATATTGCTCTGGACGCTTTTCTACATGCTGAGAAGCGTGGTGACACGAAGGCTCTGAAAGAAGGCTCTATGGGGCGCGTGATGGGGATGGACTTCTACATGGATCAGAACATCTCTGAGCATACCGTAGACTCTTCATTAGTCGGCGACTTAGCAGGTGCCTTGAAAGGGGCAGGCGTGAAAGCAGCTACCAGTATAACTGTTGATGCCCTTGCCAGTGGTGCAACCGTTACTGCTGGCGATGTCCTCAAGATTGCTGGCGACCCTCATGGCTACGTTGTGACTACAGGTGTAACCGCAACCGTGTCTACTGCGGTGTGTGTTATCAGTCCTGCGCTTTATCAAGATGAGGACGATGACGCTGTAGTGACCTTCCAGTCCACCCACCTTGCTAACCTGGCTTTCCACAGGAACGCCTTTGCTCTGGTGACTGCACCTTTAGCCCCTCCGATTGGTGGAGCTAAAGCGGCTGTCGAGAACTACAAGGGTCTTTCTTGCCGTGCAGTCTATGACTACACAATGGCAACCAAGACGAATGTAGTGTCTATCGATATGCTGTGTGGTGTAAAGACACTGGACAACGTGTTAGCGGCTCGTCTGTGTGACGCTCAATAAACCGATTCGTTAATCGGACTTTAAGGGGAGGGGCTTCGGTCTCTCCCCTTTTTAGAAAGGAAACTATGAGAATTTTATGGCAAAGTGCTAGTCCATTATGTAATTCAGGTTATGGGCTACAAACTGCATCGGTAACTAAACAATTAAAGCAAGCAGGGTATGAAGTAGCTATCTTTTGCTTCTTCGGATTCAGTGGCGCAAGAACTAATTGGGGTGATATTCCCTTATACCCGAATGTTCCGCATGACGGCTATGGCGTTATGCATATTGAGAATGACTATAAAGACTGGAACGCTGATTTACTTATTTCACTTGTTGATATATGGGTATTAAAAGGAACACCAATGTCATTAAACTGGGCTCCTTGGATACCGATTGACCACGACCC